TACATCAAAGAACCCAGGACCAAGTGGTGGAATGGCTACAAGCTCGAAACAGAAGTGATTATTGATGATTTTGGTCCCAGTGGGATCGATATTAATCATCTCCTTCGTTGGTTTGATCGTTACAAGTGTCTTGTTGAGGTTAAAGGGGATATGGTTCCCTTGTATGCAGTTAATTTCATAGTTACTAGTAATTTTCATCCGTCTGGTTGCTTTAAGCAACATGTAATAGACTATAATCGAGTCGAGGATCATCCTCAGTTGTCCGCTTTAATGCGAAGAATAAATTTGGTGTGTTTTGAATATATTATGCGTAAGGAAGAGAGGAATGGGGGTATTAAAAAGGGGGAAAGGAGAGAAGGACGGCCCCCCCTAATAAATAATATAAAAAATGGAGGGTGAATTGGTAAACGTAGTTTGTTCACGAGATCCCGGAGCCTCGGCTATAAATACCCGTGTATTGAATCATTACGCAACCGAACCCGGACGGAATAACATCCTATGGTTTATACTCGCTCTATGAAGAGGAGAGCGTCTACATTCCCTAAATGGGGTGTTAAACGCCGTCGTACTGCATATAGACGTCGTGGTAGACGACGTGGTGGTAGAAAAACCATTTCTTGGACTAGTCAGACTGGGTCCCTTCAAGGACTTCAATTTAAATCAAGAAAGCTAAGTAAGCGTTCTTGGCGTCGTAAACTTTGGCAAGATACCTTAGCTGTTCAACACTATAGATCCAGTGGTGTGGGACCTGCCACGTTAACAACATCCACTGTTCAAGGTGATGGATCAACTACTATTGTTCTTCCAACATTCATTGGTACTCCTGGTCCTACTACTGCTTTTTGGACCTCTACTGGAGGCCTTCAACCTACTGATGAAGGTGCTACTGCTGTCACATTTGATGAGACTGATCTGGTGATTAGAGGTGGTCGTATTGGTATAACCATAACATGCCCAGATACAATTACGGAAGAAATTGGTGTCACTATTAATGTAGTAAGGGTTTTTGCTAACCCTGATTATGGGCTTGTACCAGCTGTGGTGACCTATGGGTCCAATTTGGATAGTGGGCCGGATTTCAGTAGAAGATTTGGTAAAGTGTTGTACAAGAAGACTGCAATCTTGTCGAACACGTATTCGTCGATGACGGTGGAACACAGGTTGCAGGTGGAGAAGATAGATCAGGAGACTTTTGGTACCGTGTTAGGTGGCCAGGTCATTTTCATAGTTGTATTAACACCTCTTCAAACATCTCCAGCCGTTGGATATGAGCTACCTGCTCTGACATATCATGATATGTCGTTTACTGGAGATACCGTGTAAAACACTCTTTGTATTCGTAAGCACTTACGTAAATGTGTAAAAAAAGTCAAAAAAGTCGGAACGCGCAGAGCTAGTATTACCTCTGCGCGTATGCGGCTTGCCCTCTATAAATAAAAATGCAATTGTTCTCAATTCATGTCTTCATCTCGTTATTGCTTTACACTTAACAATTATACAGAAGATGAATCAACAGCTTTGTGGGGAGTTCTCGAAACTCAGTGCAAATATGCAATCGTTGGCCGCGAGGTTGGAGAATCAGGTACACCTCACCTCCAGGGATACTGCATCTTCAATAAACGGTGTTCACTGCGTGCTGCGAAGGATAGACTTAACCCTAGAGTCCATGTCGAAGTCGCTCGTGGTTCTCCACGACAGAATAGACAATATTGCACAAAAGGTGGAGATTTTCACGAACACGGTCGAGCGCCTGAAGGAGGAGCATCCTCAGGAGTTTCAACCAGAGATGAAATCGCCCGTGATTTCCTGGACTCAGTTCGTGGAGGAGAACGAGGATTGGCTGAATTCGCTGATAGAAGACCCGGTGCCTACTACTTCTCCAGACATACGTTGTTACGAAACTATCTTTCATCAGCCCGGCCCATTGATAGACCTGACATTAGAGTCCAATGGTTCTACGGCCCTCCAGGTACAGGTAAGTCCAGAAAGGCCCATGAAGAAATGCCAGAAGCTTACATCAAAGAACCCAGGACCAAGTGGTGGAATGGCTACAAGCTCGAAACAGAAGTGATTATTGATGATTTTGGTCCCAGTGGGATCGATATTAATCATCTCCTTCGTTGGTTTGATCGTT